AGATAACCTTTGGTATACCAATCCAGCAACACTAGCATGGCGTATTACAGACTCTACTAATACACAAATTACTAACTCTGTTCTCAAAAAAGGTGGTTGGGTACAGGTAGGTGCATCAAATAATCCTGGTAATGGTTGGACACAACACATGATTGATTATGGTATCTATCCAGTAGTACCTTTAGATACGGAAGAAGATCCTTACATCGGAGAGTGGCAGACACATACTACTACTGTTAGTTTTGCTACCTCTGGCACATATGATATAAGGATAGAGTCTGACAATGATGGTTATATTAAGATTACAAACTCTGATGCTATCGATATTCTTGATAGGCAGATACCATATAGAACTGATGTTGGTTGGGGAGAAGAAACTATTTCCTTAACATTAGCTGCAGGTGTCTATACTTTAGAGACACGTGTTAGGAATAGAGTTTTACCAGGTGGTGATTTAAAACTTAGGGTAACTGGTGATGCTGCTGGTCTTGTTGGACTTAAATTTAAATGGAATGACAATCCTAACACTGCTGGAACTGCTTTGAGTTCTGTCGTTGTTGATGGTGTTACATTCAATCAGACAGGAAGAAGTGGAGAGACAGATGGTATACTTACGGTTAATAATGGAGTTGATTATCCAATAACAATTAATCCTGGTACAGGATATGGTGGAAAGGAAGTGCAGAATAAAGATATAGGTTTTTATGATCTTGATGGACAAGATTGGAATGCAACCTTATCAATTGTTAGATTTGAACCAGAACCTCAAGTGACTAATGTAAATGGGTATTGGTCTGAGGAAGGGAATAAGTATGCAGTTTGGACTAATCCAGAGGTTTGTACTCTACCTACTATACCTCAAGAAGTAACTTATAAAATCGATATACCAGCAGATGATACATATACATTCACTGGTGGTGCTGATTTCAACTGGCAGGTATTTTTAAACGATAGTAACACACCTATCATCACAGGAGATGGTGGTATCTTTGAGAGTGGTGCATTAAGCACTCCGTATTCTGTACAACAATCCTTGACTGCAGGGGAATTAAAGATGGTTATTAGGTGTACTAATGATGATGCTGGATTTGTAGATGCTGATGGTGACCCAGAAGGAGATGCATTCAGATGGGATAGAAATCCTGGTGGATGGTATCTAAAAATCTGTAGAGGTAGTAGTTGTGTTACACCATCAACTGTTGAATGGGTTCCATCTGGTCCTCATAGTTCTTGGGGAGATTTTGCGGATACATATCTGGTTTATCCATCTAATAATCTTGTCTTGAAGGGAACTGTTCATACAACATCTTATAATATTAACGTTCCTTTTCCAGGTAATTATACTTTGGAATATGCTGTGGATGATGCTGGAACGATTTCATTAGATGGAACACAGATTGTAAGCTCTACATATAATGCTCCAAGTTCAGCAACATATACTATTAATAATCTTACTGCTGGTCCCCATGTAATAACAGTTACTTGTGAGAATCAAGCACAGTCACAGACAAGTGATGATTGGACTAGGAATCCTGCAGGTATAGGATGGACTCTAACTCCTCAAGCAAGTGCATCTAATATTGCAGCTAGGTTTAAAAATAATGGTGATTTGTTAGTAACAGGAGAAGGTTTTGGAGAAGTTCCATTAACCTTTACATCTGTTGCTGCTACTGCTACTGGTGTTGATTGGACAATCGCAGGCGATTCATCTGATTCGGGGTATCAAATAGCATCTCCTACTAAGATTATGTGGGATGATGATATCTCTGGTGGGTTTGATGAAAATGCTAGTCTGACTATTTCAAGTATTACTCAGATAGGTACTTCAAATGTAGGTGTTACGTTTAGTTCTGATGGAACTGGTATCGATATAACTGGAGCAGGATCTGCTGATGTTGTATTTGATTTTGCATGGAATGACCAAGTAAGTATATCTGGACGAGCAGTTGGAACTTTGATACTCTTAGGTCAAACATTTACTCAGACTTCTAACACATCTGGTAGTCAAACTGCAACTATAAGAGTTCAAGGTAGTACATCTGCTGTTTCTTACTACATTGGTGGAGAATCATTTATTCAGACTACATCTGCTGTTTCTACTACTAAAAATATTGAAGTAGAAGGTGGTGGAGCACAAGGTAGAACATATTCAAGTAGTTCTTTTTATACAGATAATATACGAACTGAAAATAATGGACAAAGACTTTGCTTGAATGATAATAGTGGTAGTAATGCTTACATGACATTCATGAGAAATGTACAGATCAATCGTACAGGTGGATTTACTGAGTATAATGATTTAGGATTTACAGATCACACAGATACTACAGCGTATTTTTATCCTATTGTTAGAGCAATCGCTGAAGAGTATACTAGTGGTAGGTTTGGACGCACAGGTACCTTTCCAAACAGAGGCAGAGCACCAGATGAGAGTGGTATGACTTATTGGGTTCTTTCTTATCTTAACAGTGGTGGGTCATTGACTGGTGCTGTTGACCCAACTCTTTTTGATAGTCTCAAATTTCTAATCTTTACTGCGTATGCAAACAATCCATTAGGAAGTGAAGGAGACCTTGGGGATATAGTATCTGTGGTCTATCCTCAACGTTGTACTGCTCACCTAGATATTGGAACAATTAACCAAGGGGTTGCCACTAATGCTATAATAGCTTCGTCTCTAGATTTAAGACCTTTCATAGAGGGAGGTAACTTGATCTGGAATACTAGAGATGCTACAGGTTACACGTACAAGGAGGTTACCTAATGGAATTACCAAGAATTAAAAACGAAAATCTACCTAAAGAATTGAAAGAGATTCTTGGTGATGGAGATGCTGAGTTCGAAGCAATTGTAAATCCTATGGATATTCTTATAGATTATCTTGATCCCGAACAAGATCAGAAATCTCGTTCAAGAGTTGCTAACATGCTTTTAGAATCAAGAAAGAAATCTCACGAGCGTTTAAAGGAGCAGAGGTTGAACAATCCGAACCCCTCTTGACAGATATGTAAAGTTATGTTATTATAAATAAAACTGATACAAAGGACTCGAAATAATCGTAACCCTGTGTAGATGTAAGACAGATCCCATGTCGGGGATCTAATCATCCGCAGGGTTTTTCCTTGCGAGACACTTAAAAACAATCATGTCAATCAAATCAACAATCGCTGCAGTAGCAGCATCTCCATTCCTTCTCGCTGGTGCAGCTTTTGCTGGTCCATACGTGAACGTTGAGAGCAACCTTTCATATCCTGATGGAGACTATTCTTCAGCAACTACTGAAGTACATCTTGGTTACGAGGGTACAACAGGTACTGAAGGTAAGATCGCATACTATGTACAAGGTGGTCCTTCATTGAACCATGCTGAAGCAACTGATGATACAGAGACAGAATTCTCTGGTAAGGTTGGTGCTTCTGTTGCTCTTGCTGAAGCAACTTCTCTTTATGGAGAAATTTCTGGTGCAACTGCTGGCGAAGACGCTGACGGTGACACAATCCGTAACTGGGGTGCTAAAGCTGGACTTAAGTTCACATTCTAAATTCACATAGTGAATAAATCTAGGAGGGGTTGCGACCCCTCCTTTTTTATGCTATAATTTCAAAAACATATTTCCTATGAATTTTTCTGTATACACTCGTAGTGGTTGTCCTTATTGTTCAAAGGTTAAAGCAGTTATTGCTGGCAAGGGATACAAGTTTGATGAGTATCGTTTAGATACACATTTCGATAGACAAGGTTTCTATGAACAGTTTGGTGCTGGTAGTACATTTCCTCAAGTCATTTTGGATGGCAAGGTTCTTGGAGGTTGTACCGAAACTGTTTTATATTTGAGAGAGAACAACTTGATATAAACACTAAATAAAAATAGCTACGGAGAAACACATGGATCCAATCATTGTTGCACTGGTTGTCTTAGTTGTTATAGGAGCATTTTTCCTTGGTATAACTGTTTCTTGGTTGGCAAAAGGATATGTAGAAGACTACATAGAAAATGCAGCATATTCTAAATCAGTTGTACATCCTGAAATGTTTGATGAGAATGGTAACATGTTACATGATGAACTTATCTACATCAAACCAACAAATCCATACTGGAATTTTGAGGATGCGGATGAAGAAGACTAATCACAGGAATTAAATTATGCCACGTAATATGGACAACAGTAACCCTAGGTTACTACTCAGTGAGATTTTGAGAAAGGTCTCTAATGCAAAAACAAAGAAGGAGAAAGTTGAACTCCTTCGTAAACATAATAGTAGTGCTCTTAGACAGTTGTTAATCATCAATTTTGATGAGAGTATTATTTCATTGATGCCAGAAGGAGATGTACCTTACACTCCTAACGATGCACCTATAGGAACAGATCACTCTCGCCTTGAGCAAGAGTATCGTGGTCTTTATAGATTCTTTAAAGGTGGAGATAATAGACTCAATACTTTGAAGCGTGAGTCTATGTTTGTTCAACTCTTAGAAGGACTTCATCAGGATGAAGCAGAACTTGTAGTTCTTGCTAAGGATGGTAAAATGAATGATAAGTATAAGCGTGTCACTAAGGCAATGGTATCCGAAGCATTCCCTCAGATTGAGTGGGGAGGTAGGAGTTGACAGGTGTAAAGATTTTAAAAGAGAAATGTAGTGTCGATGATGCAAAGGATAAATCACTACCATATACTGCCTATCTGGTTGAGTATAAGGTAGATGATCAACCTACATTTGATATTGCTATTGCAAATAAAGCAGTAGAACTTTTTGATTATTATTACGATCTATATAAAAAGAACTTTGTAAAATTTACACAATCAGAGGGTAGAATTAATCCTAAATTATGGAACGATCCAAAACAACCAAAACCTCCAAAGAAAGGCAGGAAAAAGTGACAATATACTTTGACAAACGTGCCTTAGAACAACAGAAAAAAGAAGACGAAGAAATAAAACAGGAAGAACTGGATAAGAAGGCAGAAAAAGAAAGGAATGAAGAGAAGGGTAAGGAAGTTGTGAATGCAATTGGTAACTTATTTCTATCACCTCTAGCTCTTATGCTAGTATGGAATGCTTGTATACCAGGTCTCTTTGGATTAGCAACCCTAGGATACTGGTCTGCAATGGGATTGTATGTAGTTTTTCGTATATTATTAAAGAACCCATGACTAAAGTATGTTTAATCTCTGTTACTCCTGATGCAGAGAAGACCATTGGATACATTGCTCGTGTGAGTAATCCTAATAACCAAGAGAACCCTAAAGTAGCAGGGTTATTAAAGTATTGTATTAAGCATGGTCATTGGTCTGTCTTTGAACAAGCATCAATGACTTTAGAGATTCATACTACTCGTGCCATCGCTGCTCAAGTGTTAAGGCATAGGTCGTTTACATTTCAAGAATTTTCACAGAGATACGCTGACTCCTCTTTACTTGGAGATAGTATTCCTCTGCCACAACTACGTCGTCAAGATGATAAAAATAGACAGAATAGTATTGATGATATAGATCCATTTGTCAGACAGGACTACGAGTTAAAAATGCAAAGGCATTTTGTAGATGGAATGAACCTCTACAAAGAAATGCTTGCTTCAGGTATTGCAAAAGAATGTGCAAGAAATGTATTACCTCTTGCAGTACCAACAAAAATGTATATGACTGGCAATCTTCGTAACTGGATTCATTACATCGAACTACGTTCTTCCAATGGCACCCAGAAGGAGCACCAAGACATTGCACTTCTTGTTAAAGATCATTTCACCTGTCAGTTTCCAGTGATCTCTGAGGCACTTGGGTGGTGTCCTGAGGAAGAAGAAGAATGTCCTTGTCGTTACACTGATTGGGAAGATATACAACCATGTTTAAGGATTGAATGATCTAAATAGTTGATTAGTACAAATGCCTAGTTAATCTTGAAGGACAAAAAAGCAGCGAAGAAAATTATAAAACTTGCAAAAAAACACCCAGACTGGTATACTGAGGAGGAAGTTAAATATGCCAAACAAGTACGTTGGGCTATTAAACAAGAAGAAAAACAACAAAAGGAGGAAACTTGAATGCCCACCTACCCTGTTCTAAATAAAAATACTGGAGAGAAAAAAGAACTCTCTATGTCAATGAGTAATTACGATCAGTGGCGTAAAGACAATCCCGATTGGGATAAAGATTGGAGTGCAGGTATAGGTGGTCATATGTATGGCAAACCTAAAGCTGATGATGGTTTCAAAGAAGTCATGTCCAAAGTCCAAGCAGCACACCCTCGATCAAACTTGAGTCGTTTTACATAATGCCAAGAGCTAGAAAGAAATCAAACGGTAATGGTAATGGTACTGCACCACTCCAACCCATGTCAAAGAAAATGATGAAACGAAAGAAACCTATTGATTCATCTTACATGGTTCCTGTCAATCCATTGACTCCTAATCAGGAGTTGGTGTTTGAAAAGTATGCAGAAGGACAGAACCTTCTGTTACATGGTGCTGCAGGTACAGGTAAGACTTTTATTACATTGTATCTTGCTTTGAAAGAAGTACTTGACGAGAAAACACCTTATGATAAGATATACATTGTCAGGTCTCTAGTACCTACTAGAGAGATTGGTTTCCTTCCTGGTGATCATGAAGATAAGTCTGCATTATATCAGATACCATACAAAAATATGGTGAGATATATGTTCAGTATGCCTGATGATAACTCTTTTAATATGCTTTATGAAAATCTTCGTGCTCAAGAAACAATAAGTTTCTGGTCTACAAGTTTTATTCGTGGTGTTACTCTCGATAATGCTATTGTTTTAGTAGATGAATTCAGTAACTTGAATTATCATGAACTTGATAGTATAATAACAAGAGTTGGTCAAGATTCTAAGATTATGTTCTGTGGTGACATTACTCAAACTGATCTCACTAGAGAGAATGATAAGTCTGGTATCTCAAACTTCATTAATATCCTTCAACAGATGCGTGAGTTTACTTGCGTTGAGTTTGGTATTGATGACATCGTGAGGTCTGGACTAGTCAAATCTTATCTTGTCACTAAGTATAATCTAGGTTTTTAATGTTTAAATTTATTGATACTGACCTCAAAGAACATGTTGAGGTTGATGCTATTGACCGTAACGGAACTAGATTCTACCCTATTCCTGGTGCGGATAAATATTATCCGAGTGTAACTTCCATCACATCGTTTAAGAACGCTGCTTTCTTCTCAAATTGGAGAAAGAAAATTGGTGAAACGGAAGCGAACAGAATTACTGCCAGAGCAACACAAAGAGGTACAGCATTCCATTCTATTACTGAAGATTATTTCAAAGGTGAATTAGATACAGACAAATACTTGGAAAATAATCCATTGTCTGTTAGAATGTTTCACATAGCAAAGCCTACGTTAGATCGTATCAATAACATTCATTGTTTAGAGACTTTTCTATACTCTCATTACCTTGGTCTTGCTGGTCGTGTAGACTGCATCGCTGAGTTTGATGGTGAGTTGGCAGTAATCGATTTCAAAACTTCAACAAAAGAAAAGAAGGAAGATTGGGTTGAACATTATTTTGTTCAAGAGACTGCGTATGCAGCAATGTTCCTTGAACGTTCAGGTTTAGAGGTGCAGAAAATTGTCACACTTATCGCAACTGAAGAGGGATCTGTTCAAGTATTTCAGAAGTACAATCTTGATGACTATTTACAATTACTCAAATCCTATATTGAAGAATTTGTTAGGGGAAGAACGAATGCCCGATAAAGAAGTTGAGGACAAATTTTTAACACCCACCAAATTCTCTCAAGAAATTGAAGTATTGGTGAAGCGTAGCAGCGGTCTTATTTCATACATTGAAGCAGTAGTAACATACTGTCAAGAGAATGAAATTGAGATTGAAACTGTTCCAAAACTAATGTCCAAACCCCTCAAAGAACGCTTGCGACATGAAGCAGAGCGTTTAAATTACATGAAGAAAAGATCCAAAGGAGTTCTACCATTGTAAGATGTTACTATCAGATGTCAAATTACCTTCAAAGGTTTCTCTTCCTAATGAGGGATATCTTGTTGGTGAATTACCTCAGGATTTATATAATAATTTATTGAATGAGGGATTAGATTGCGAAAAAAGAAATAAGAGTCGTATTACTGGTCTTATAACTACTGATGGTGATCAAACTTGTCCTCATTATAATGTATCTGAGAAAAATTCTAAACTCTTAGAAAATTTTATAGAATATTATATTGATCTTTACGAACGATCTTTTAATTATCTTAGTGGTTTTAAGGTATTGGATATGGATACTTCTCTTAGTTTTCAAACACCTTGGTATAATATTCAAGGACCTAATGATTATTTGCCAGGTCATGATCATGATGGAGTTTTTTCTTATACTATTTGGTTAAAACTCCCTTCTAAATCGATTTTTACATTTATATACTCCCATGTTGGTGGAAGAACTGCTTCCGAGAATTTGGAATTAACACCAGAGGATAATGGGAAATTTATTATTTTTCCTTCTTGTTTATATCATGAAGTACCTCCTTATAGATCTAAGAATGGGAATGAAAAACGAATAGGTATTTCTGGGAATATACAATTTAAAACTCATGAGTAAATTTTTCAACTCAGACCAAGTACAAAACAATCTACAAGATATCTTCAACACTTATCAAGAAGTTGCAGCGATGACAGCACAACTTTCTACAATGAGTAGAGAAGAGAGACTAGATCATATTGAAGATTGTAAAAACTTGATCGATAAACAAAAGATTTTTTATGGTAGACTATGCCTTGCTGCATCAGAGGACAGGGAAGCAGCAGACATGAAATCTAGGATCAATGCCCTGTCCAATGCTTTTGGGTATAAAGATCTCTTAGAGTGCATGGATGCTATGATTCAAACACTTGAAACAACTGCACGAAAATGATTTGTAAGGTACTTGACA